GGGGTGCCGCGGCGACGTCAACTTCATCTTCTAAACCGGCAAGGGCGGGATCATGCATTTCGTGTTCACCGCCGCCGACTACGTCGATACGGACGCGGCCCTCCTCACCGGCGTGACCTACGGCGACGAGGTTCCGCCGGCCTTCATGGCGGCAGGGCTCACGATCGACAGCTACGCGGCCCTGATCGGGAAACTGGAGATCCGGTCGCAGAACAAGATCGCGCTCCGGCCCGACATGAACTCCACCTCCGGCCACAAGTCGGCCGTCATCACCGGCAGGCGGCCGGTAATGACCTTCGACCCGGAGGAGACGCTCGTCGCCACCTACGCGTTTTACACCAAGTTGCGCACCGCCGGGAATCTGACGGCCGGCCTCGAATTCACCATCGGCGCCACCGCGGGCAACATCATCGCCGTCGCCGCCGGGGCGGTGCAATACATGAAGGTCAACCCGGCGGACGTGAACGGCTGGCGGACGCTGGGAATCGACTGCGCTCTGAACCGGACCAGCGGCGACGATGAGTGGACGATCACCCTGACATGACCCGGAGGAGAGACATGGATACGGCACTCGAGAAGAAATACACGATCGGCGGCAAGACGTTCATCCAGCGCAAGCTGGTCCTCGGCCAGTGGCGGCAGCTCCTGACGGTGCTGCCGCTGGTTAGAATACCCGAGGAGCTGACGCCTCGGGCGCTGGTAGAGGCCCTGCAAAACGATTTGTTCGTGGCGCTGGCGGTCGTGTTGACGGAGGAGGGCACATCACTCGCCGGCAAGGATCTGCCCGCCCTGGCAAGCGAAATCGAATGGGGGATCGACCCGCTGGACGCCCTGGAAGCGCTCGCCGATTTTTTTTTACTGAATCCGATACCCTCGCTGGTGAACGAGGGAGCGGCCGGGATGAGCCGGCTGATCGGCGTGATCAAGGCCTCGGTGAAGGAGATTGGATCGAAGAGCTCTGCCATCTCCTCTCCGGGGGGGACATCACCAAGCGGGAATGGATCCTCTGGCACGTTAGCGCCGGAGACGCCCGCCGATGGGCAGGAATCACCGTGAAACAGCGCTACGAGTGGGTGGAGATCGTCTTCGGGAAAAAGGCGAAGACCGGCGGGGGCAAAAAATGCAGCCACCCCGACGCCTGCGCACTCTGCCGCAAAAAGTGTCCGGATCGCGTTAGGTAGGGAGACATGCCCGACCAAAAAATACAGCTCATCATCGAGGTGCTGAGTCGAACCGACGCGGCCTTCAACGACCTCAAGCGCCATCTGAAAGACGCCCAGGGCGAGACGGACGAGCTGCACCGGAAATCGAATAATCTTGACGCCGGGGTCGGCCGCCTGGTTGCCCGCTATGCCTCGCTGACGGCTTCGGTTTCGGGCGTCGTGCTCGCCGCGACATCAGCCATTTCCTACCTCGCCGGGATCGAGACCGCCACCCTCGGGATCGGCGCCGCCTTCATGGTCGGCGGCAAGTACATCGACGCCACGAGCAAAAAGGCTCTGGACGCGCAGGACGCCCTCAAGGCGGCCACCGGCGACGCGAAAGAGATCGTCGGCGAGCTGCAGTATGCCAACCTCCAGACCATCGCCACCCTCGACGAGCTGATCAACGCCTACCAGGTCACCCTGCCCGTTGCCCTGGCCAAGGGATTCAACCGCCAGCAGGTCAAGGATTTCACCGTCGCGATGGTCCAGGCGGCCGGCGCGATCGGGCTCCAGATGAACCAAATCAGCGAGGAAACGCGCTCGATCCTTACCGGCGCGATCGATCCCCGGACCAGCCGGATCGCGACCGTCCTCGGGCTCCGGAACGAGGATATCGCCCAGTTTAAGGGCAACGCCCAGGGGCTCTTCGATTATTTGATGGGCAAGCTCTCGGCCTACCGTATAGCGGGCGTCGAGTCGCAAAAGACTTGGGCGGGCCTGTGGTCGAATACCAAGGACATCGCGCTCCAGGCCCTGGGCCAGGGGTTCGAGCCGCTGTTCGATGCGGTGAAGGGTGGATTGCAGGAGGTCGCCGACAAGATCGTCACCGTCAACAACGAGACGAAGAAGATCGAGTGGAACCCCGAATTTCTGAAGGGCGTGGCGGAATTCCGCGACGGCCTCCGCGACATCCTCGCCATCCTGAAACAAGTTCCGGCGGTCTACAGCGCTCTGCCGGACGAGGTCACCGGCGCCGCGGGCGCGGGGATCGTCGGACGGCTGCTCTTCGGCTCCTGGGGCATGGCGAAGGCACTCGCCGTGCTCCATCTGCTCAACGACGTCCTGGGGAAACTGCCGGGCAACGCGTCGGCCGGCGGCATGATGGATAGCTACCGGGAAGGGGCGGCGGCGGCGCAGAATATCATCGACGTGCTGGCCGGGCGAAAGGACTGGAACACCGGGGCGGCGATCGGCGGTCCCGGACAGTTCGGCATGACCGAATGGGTCGGTCCGTGGGCAGCCACATTCAACGAAAGACATCCGTCGGAATTGCCCCGCAAAGCAGGCTGGCAGGGCAATCCGCCGGCGTCTGATGCGGAGGCTCTTGCAAGAGACAAAAAGCTCCGCGAAGAGGGCGATAAAGACGCCGTGAAGAGCGCCGAGGCGGTCCTGGAAGAGCGGGCGGCTCTTGACCGTACGCTCGTGGAACTGAACAAAAAGAGGTACGCGGAAGACGCCACGCTGCGCGCCGAGGGGACCAAGGGCGAAATCGCCGCCGCGGAGGAACGGCTTGCCGAGCTCGCCCACGCAAACGCCGTTATAAATGAAACAAACGCGCAGAGATACCGGAATCAGAAAATCCGCCGAGAGGGCGAGATCGAGAGCCAGCTCGCCGAGCTCGACCTGGCCGAGCGGCTCGGCCGGGCCCACAGCGACACCCTGACAGAGCGTATCCGGCTCCAGGAGGAGCTCCTGGCAGGCCGGGAGCTGTCCCTGGCCGGGATCGACAAGGCGACGGACCCGACGGGCTACTACGCCCAGGCGACCGCGATCCAGGGCACACAAAAGGCGATCGCCGACCTGAAGCGCGAGATCTCCATGCAGAATCCTTTCGCCGCGATCAGTCTCGGCCTGAACGATGTCGCCAACAAGGCGAAAGAGATCGGACAGCAGCTCTATGCCGCGATCGACAGGGCGTTTAGCGGTATGACCGACGCCCTCACCGATTTCGTCATGACCGGCAAAGGTTCGTTTACCGACCTGGCGAACACCATTATCCGGGACATGATCCGGATCCAGATCCAGGCCCAGGTGACCGGGCCGCTGTCCAGTGGCATCGGCGGATTTCTCACGAGCCTGTTCAGCCCGTCCGGCATGGGCGGCGTCTCCGGCGGCGCGGCCGTCAGCGGCGGCTATGCCGGAGGCAGTTTTGCCGGATTCCACCGCGGCGGCATGGGAACCGAGCCGACGTTCTTCCGGATCGTCCCGGCCGCGGCGATGCTGCCAAGCCTCCCGCGCTATCACGCGGGCCTCGGCCCGGGAGAGCGCCTGGCCGTCACCACCGACGACGAGTCGACCATGACGCCCGGCCAGCGCCGCGACTTCTTCAAACTCGCGGCCCAGTACGGCAGCCGCGATACGGCCGCCGAGCCCGGGGAGGTCCACGTCCATCTGACCATTAACGCCCTGGATTCCCGGAGCGTCTCCCAGGCGCTGGCGCAGCACCAGGCTGAGATAGTCGGCATGGTCAATATCGCCTACAACCGTCGCGGGCAGAGGGGGCCGCTGGGCAGATGAGCGGAACCTATCCTTCCACGCCGTCGTTCGCCTCGATGAAATTCACCTCCTGGCAGCCGACGCTTGTCTCCGTTTCCCACAGCCTGGCCCGGCAGGCCCGTTCCCGAGGCGGCGCCCAGCGCTGGGCCATAGAGGCTACCTATCCGCCGAACCTCACCCGGGCGGAGCTGGCCCCGATCTTCGCCTTCAGCGTGGCCCAGCGCGGCCAGTACGAGACATTCACTCTGATCCCGCCCGCGCTGTGGGCGACCGCCCGAGGCGTCCATACCGGGACGCCCAAGGCCGACGGCGGCAGCCAGACGGGCCGGACGGTCAACACCAAGGGCTGGACGCAGTCGATCACCGGCATCCTGCTCCGGGGAGATTTCGTCAAGTTTGGCGGCCACGCGAAAGTTTATATGCTGACCGCCGATACAAATTCGGATTCCGCCGGCAAGGCCGCGATCTCCATCGAGCCGGCGCTCCTTGCGTCGCCGGCGGACAACGAATCGATCATCGTCGCCAATGTCCCATTCAGCGTGGCATTCGTCTCCGACGTCCAGGAGTTCGAGCTCGCCCCGCCGAACATGCATGCGTACAAGGTGTCATTTGTGGAGGTGTTCTAATGGCCGATCGCGGCGCCACCGAGGCGGTTGTCCTGGAGCTGGGGAAGGCCAAAAACCAGCCGATCCACCTGGTCGACGTGCTGTTCGATACGACGCCGATCTATATCACCGACGCATGGCGGAGCGTCGTCTGGGGCGGCCATACCTACACCGCCCTGGGTCATTTTCTCGGGTTTTCCGACATCGAGGAGACGAGCGAGCTGCAGGTGGCGAACCTCACGGCGCAGCTCTCCGGGGTCGATCAGAGCGTCGTTTCCGCGGTCCTGAGCGAGAACTACATCGACCGCCCCCTGATAATCCGCAAGGCGTTTCTCGATGACGAGATGACTGTAATCGCCGATCCGGTCCTGATCTTCGAGGGCCGGATGGACAAC